TCAATTTGATTTATTGTAGCTGTAGTTTGTATTGTAGTTGAAGTTTCAGTTTGAGTAGTTTGTGTAGTCTCTTGAGTTTCTAAAATATCATTTGTAGAAAACGTTTTATCGCTTTTAGTAGTAGAATAAATGTTATTATTAAACATATCTAAAACATTTTCGACCCCTTCTATGTTATTTTTATACGTAACTAAAAATGATTTATTTTCAGGTTGTTCTCTTATGTTTAAATTTTTATAAAATGTGATTAGATCTCCTAAATTTTCACCAAAATATTTGTATATACTACTAGTTTTTTCATTAACTAATTGACTCATATATATTTTTTGAAAATTATCATAAACTAAGTTTGCTCCATGGGAAGTTTTTGACATATTTTCTAATCCATAACCTGCAATATTACGCAAATTTCTTTTCATTAAAGCATCATTTTTTAATGACATTTTTTTAAAATTTTTCAATGTACTTCTACTAACTTTATTAATCATTACTGATGGCATTGTAATAGGAGCCCCAGTTTTTTCTAAGTTATAGAATGAATCAAATATAGGTGTATTTGTTAATCCTAAATTATGATTTACTTCTAAAGTCATTCCTATATCATCAGAATAGCTTGAATAAACACTTCTATTAATATCTTCTACATTTTTACTAATTATTGTCTTAAATATACTAAGTAAATTTTGAAATTTTTCATTTAGATATAATTTATAATTATTAGGTAATTCTATATTATTAATTTTTAAACTTTTATTATTTAACTCAACATATTTTTCGGTTAAATTTTTAATTACATTATCTGAACTTTTAGTTTGATCCATTTGTATAAAATAATCAACTACATCCAAAGAAACGTTCTTAAAAATGTCTAATAATTCATTACTACTTTCATAAAAGTTTATACTACCATTTATAATAGTATCAGTAAGATCTGGTAAAATATTTTTTTTATTAGTTGCCATATTAGTCTAAATTTTCGTTAAATTTTAAATCATCAAAATAATAAGTTTTTACTCCAAAAATTCTATTTATATATAAATCATCTCTTATAAAAGTATGTTCAACGTTTATTATAAAATACGTACCTAAAAATCTATCATCAAATTTATTTTTAGGGTCTAAACTTGACCTATCTATTGTAATAAATTTACCTGATCTTCTAAACATCTGACCTTTTAATGTTATTTCTACACCCAAGTTAGACATTATAGTATTTTTTAGAAGCTTATTTAAACCTTTACTTAAACGTACATTTTCATTATTACCATATAAATTATATATATTTTCATAATTAAAATTTAATTTTTTTAAATTAGTATTTATTTGAGAAGGATAAGGTTTATTTTTACCTATCATATTTTGTACATAATAGTTATTAAATTTATTTTTTGAATTTATAATATTACTATCTTTTTGCATTAAACTAAAAGTTTTATCTTCAAAATTATACTCATGAATAATTTTTGTATTAACTTTTTCATTTAGTATATCAAAACTTGTATTAAAAAACTTAAAATCCAAAGCTTGACTTTTTTCATTAAAATTAGGGGTATTTTTACCTGACTTATTACCCTGGGTACCTACTTTTAAATTACCACCTCCTGATATATCTATTTTTTCAATTGTATATGTTCCACTTTCATTACCATAATTGGCCCTATCAAAGAAACTTTTTCCGTTAATTAAAGTATATTTACCAGTAAAATAATCTTTTTTAAGTATACTAAAATCTTTTGAATCTAAATTGCTATTATGAATATTATATAAGTAATTTAAATCATCAATAGCTTTTTTATATGTATTACTACTATAATTTATTTTTGATAAACCATTTTCAAAGTCTATGTAATTGATATCTTTTGTAGTTGTATTTGATCTATCAATATAAAAAATATCATCATCACTTTGATTTAAAGTATATTTTAATATTTCTCTTAGCATTATACCTGTATAGTTACCACGTTCATCATTATCTAAATTGAATAATGGTACCCCAGATAAAGTATTTGTTTCATTAAGGTTTAAAGTATCTACTGAATTAAAATATATATTTTTTTCTAATAATTTTCTCTCGTCTAAATCATATAATTTTAATTTTTTATATAGAGTACCTTCTATTACGGTATCAGTATCTTCTATTACAGTAAATAAATTACGTAAAGAAAAGACTGAATTATATTCTTTTGATTCCTCTATTTTATAATCTTCTTTTACATTTTTTAGAGGTATAATTTCTAAAAATAATACATCTCTACCATCTCCCCTAAATGTAAAACCCTTTTGAGAGTTTAAAGAAGTAGGTACAGTTCTTTCAATAGAATGATTATCATTATATAACATTATTTCTGCTTTTAAAAAAGGGTCAAAAAGATTATCAGTTAATGATATAGTATAAAGTGCTCCTTTATTTAAATCTAATCTATCACCATCTGGGTTAAGTAGAACCGCTCTTATATGATAAAATTGATTATCAATTTTAAATGAATTAGCTTTAGCTTCTGCTCCATTTAAATTATTTTTAATATAATCTCTTCTCATTGTAGTTGAGTTTCAATTGAATCAAGAATTTGTTCTACAAATTCAGGTTTTAATAGCCTTAATTTTTTACCATCTGGTAAACCTTTTACAGGGTTAGTTATTTTATTAGAAATTAAAATTAACCACCATAAATTTATAGTACCATATGCATTATAAGATAAAGTAGTCAAAGGTGTTCCTTTAGGTAAAATTACGTGATAAAATAATCTTTCATCTATATCGTCAGGTAAAGTAATTTTTTTATTTATATTATAGTAGTAAAAGTTTTTTTCCCCAGTATTATATATTTTAAATATATTTTCATAACGAGTTAAATCTAAATTTCTTAGCTCTACTATTCTATTTTGATAATTACCTTCCATTATATTTCTCCTCTTTCTCTAACTTTTATAATTGGGTCCCCTAAACTTCTAATTAAGAAATTTTTAGTTTCTTTATTTAAACCTTCAAATGTAATACTAACATTATACGCATCAGGTATAACTGAATTAATATTTGTTCTTTCAGCTATAGATTCATTATTACCAACATCCCCAAAACTGGGTATATCTATAGTCATTGTCCTTCTATTGCCTACAAAATCAACTTGGATTCTGGAAATATAACAATAAGGCATATAAGCCATACCTTCAATAAAAAATTCATAAATTACCGGTAATTCTAATAAATTTCTATTAATTCTACCGGGCTTATTTTGGTAAATTAAACCGAATATAAGTTGCCAATTTCTCTTTATATCCTCATATGAACCAGTATTAAGTAATGGAAATGATATATTAAACGTTCTACCTTCTTGACCAAATTGATATTGTTTACTTTGTTCAACATAAACACCTGGCTTATCCATAAAAGCAACTCCTCTTATTGCATCAAAACCTGTTTGTAAAGTTTCTGCAATATTATCTAAACCCATTAATTTTTGTGAATCTTCTGAGAACATATTATCAGCTATTTGATAACTATCGGTTAGATAAGGTAAAAAATATTTAAAACCGGTATCTTCGGTATAGTATAAACCATTATAGGGTTTTAGAATATCATCTTTTAAATTACCTTGATTTAAAAATCCTTCTGCTCTCTCTGTTAATTCATCGATATTATCTTTTAATTTAGTAGCCTTTTCTATTAAACCATCTTTTATACCTTGATATGATACTCCTGCTGCACTTAATGAATCATATACATTAAGAGTATTTCCTCCTACTTGAACATTGCCACTTACAATCCTATCAACAGCACTTTCCGCGACTTCTGCCCCTGCTAAAATACCATAAAAGAAATTAGCTAAAGTGGAGTTAGTTAATAATCTTTTTTCTTTTATATAAGCTGAGGGAACGTCAAGTCTTGATGATTTAGGACTTTTAGTCCATGGAAAATCATTAATTACATCTATAGGATCTGTAGCTCTATTGTTAATTTTACTATAAATTCTACCATCTCCCGTATATGTAAACGGGTCTACTGTATTGGCATTATCTCTTGATAAAATAGGTAAAATTTTATCTGAATCAAATATAAAACTATATAAATCAGGCATTATTAATATTTAATCCTGTTAAAAATTTTAGTAAATTAATAATTCATTTGTAATGATCTAAAATTATCTCCACTTTGATCAAAATTAGTTATATTATTAGGTTGATTCAGTACTTGAGGAGCATTTATACCAGTTTTCTCAAGTATAGCCTTAAGTAATAAATTTTGCTGTTTTAGTAAATCTAAACTATCATGTTCAACACTAATTAGACGCTTAAGCATTAGTGGTGTTTTATTTAAAGCTTCTTCTAAAGGTCCACTATCTTTCATAGCGTATATTGTATCTTCTGAATCAGTTTTTATAACTTTACCGCTTTTTAATATTACACCGTCGTCTATTTCAATAGCAGATTCAGCAATACCTTCATTACCTCCTAAATTACTTGTTGCAGGGTTATCTGCACCCATCATAGCGCCGAGTGGAGTGCTTAATGCCCATTCCCCTAAATCGCCAGTTTGTTCACCCATCCTATCAGCTACAAATCCTCCTATTGCTCTACCGGCTACATCACCTAGAACAGCACCTGATAAAGCACCAATTATATTACCAACTACAGGTATAAATGAACCTAAAGTACTACCTATCATTGCACCTCCTGCTCCTCCTAAAACTCCAGTAAGAGCTTTTATCAAACGTTTACCAACTGCATTGTTTAATTCAATCTGACTTATTTCACCGGCAGCATTTGATGCAATCATATCTTTAATATCTTTTGCTGCAAAAAAGCTCTCCAAAACTGGTGCTAGTAGGGGACTCTTAGCTAAACCTTTTAATAATCTAAGAGGTTTAACCGCTTTAATAGCATTTTTTACCGGGTCTAATACTTTATTTTTAACAAAAGAAGCCCCTTGTTTTACCGCACCTCCAACTTTACTACCAACTATTTTCGTCCCTTGTATTGCTTTACTTCCTATATTTTTTGCACCTTCTAATGCTGATCCTCCAATAGATTTCGCACCGCTAACAACTCTAGAAAATATACTAGGCTTTGCTGCAGCTCGAACACCACCTTTGGCTACATCGTCTACTGACCCAGCCATTGCATTTGTTACTCTACTAGCCATATTTGAAGCCCCTGTTATAACTTTTGTCACACCTCTTGCTATATCATCCCCAAAACTACCTAATCTTTTACCAATATCATCCATGGCATTTTTAATACCAGTTTTAGCTTTAGCAGCCCAGGTGCCAGTTTTAGCCATTACATCATCAACTATAGTACCAACTTTAGCCCCTACATCATCAGCAAACGTACCTAATCTTTTACCTATATCATCTACAAGTCCTTTTGCTTTTTCAGCAAATTTAGTTACTATTTTTACTGATTTTTGAAAGCCTTGTGTTAGACCGACAAAACCTTCACCATCAAAAAGAAATTTCATTGCTAATGCAGCTGCACCTGCTAGACCTAATAATTTTAAAAGGTTATTATTTTTATTTTTTTCCTTTTCAGTTATAAGCTTTTCCTTATCAGCATCTCCTCCTAACTTTGCTAAGTCTTTTTCAGCTGCTTTACCAAAATCAGTAACTATAACTGGTTCAGCCTTTTTTACTAATTCTTCTTTTTCTTCTCTTCCGGAAGTATTTATACCTTGAATACCATCTATACGAGAAGATAATTGCTTAATTAAATCACTAGTATCTGCAGATACTTTAGTAAGTAAAGATAAAGTTTCTAAAACTGTAACATCAGCCATGTAAATATTTATTTACATTATTAAATTACAAATAAATCTGGTGTTAATAAAAGCTTTTCTTGACTATTTGGAATAGTTATAAACTCTTCTTCATAATCTCTAACTTTTTCAATAAATTTAATAACCGGGCTTAAGGTAGAAAGATTTATTTGCTTTAAAAGTTTTAAGTTTTTAAAATCTTTTTTAATTTCAACTTCTGCATCATCTTCAAATTGAATTGAATCTACAAATTTTAAAATTTCATAAAGATAAATATCACTAACTAAATTATTATTAGAAGGATTATCTTTAAATTTTTTAGATAAAATTTTATTAACCATTGTATCTTTATTTAAAGTAGGTACCGAAACTTTAAATTTAAACCCATCCTTTTCTACAGTTTCATTGAAATCTATTACATTAATATTTTTATTGCGCTCTAAAATTTTAGATAAGTTAATTATTTCATCATCTTGTTCCATTTCTTCATTTATTTCTTTTCTAAAAGAAATTATTATATTTGTTCTATCTACTGAAGTCATTTTATCATAAACTTCATTTTCTAAGTTTTGTTTAATAATATTATTGAAGTTAGTATTAAATTTAATTATAAGATATATAGGGTTAGTTTGTAATAAAGATATATCAGATACAGAATCTAAAATAACACTTTGTTGATCAACTGTTAATGATTTTAATTCTATATCACTTTGTAATGTAGGTGAGTATGAAACAACATTTTTTTTATTAGATTGAATCTGTTTTAAAAGTGAATTAAAATTATCTTCCATATCGTTATTTATATAGTAGGATTAGTATTACCACCTTCTCGTTTTTTAGATTCTTCTTTTTCTTTAATAAATTTATTAAGAAAAATTCTAAGTTCAGGTAAACCATACATATTAAAAACTGAAGGGTCAAATTTTAAATAATTCATAACACTATATTCTATATCATACATTTCATTTAAATCAGATTCAAATAAATTTTTTAAAAATAAAATCATATTTGTATCGTATAAATTTATTTCTGTTTCATTTATATAATTTAAATAAAAATTAGAAATATAATTATCGAAATTATTAGATAGTTCCTTTACTTCAAAACCTAATAAATTTTGTAATATTATTTCCTTTTCTTTAAATGAAAATTTTTCTATTAATTTAATATCATCTTTAATTTCAAAACTATAAAAATTATCTACTAAACAATCAAATTTATTTTTATAAAAAATATTTTTGGGAATATTAAATGTCATATTTTTATATATAAATTTTTCATTTTTATAATTAATACTATCTATTATTTTATTAGTATCATATAAAAATTGTTTACCGTTTACACTTAATTGTATTTCTTCTCCTAAAATAATACTTCTTATTAAAATTAGTATTTTTATTTTATCACCTATATGTAAATTTTTATTACTTTTAACTTGACTAGATATTAATCTTTCAAATATATCTGCAATTTTATTATCTTCAGCCGATAGTAAATTTTTAACTAAGTTTTTGTATTCAAAATAACTTAATTCAGTTATTTTATAATCATCATAATAGTATGAATTCATTAATAAAAAGGATTAATAGCTTTTAACATCTCTTCAACGCTAAGATATAAATTACTACTTATCTCATAATTATCAAAAGTCCATGTAGTGTTAAAATTTTTAACTCCTTCATCTTCTTGATACCCGTAATCTCTATTTGAAATAGATGTAGGAACGCAATTATAAAATCTCCAAGTTTTTCTAGGTATTTGGGATAAACCTTCTTTACTACGTGTATATTGAACAACTGTTAAATTAGTTTTAGGGTTTTTCAAAAGTTCAATAGGGTCATTAGGGTTTCTAGCTACTAAACCATAATGAGATGCCATAATAGTCCAAGGTCTCATTACAAAATCTACAAATGAAGTATTAGTTTCTCTTAAAGCTAAATTAAAATTACCAAAATTATTTCTATTTTTTAGAACTGAACCAGGTATGAATCCTCGATTATTAAGTATAGTAGCTTTATCAGCTTCTACTTGATCATCAGGTATACTAAATTGATTAGCAAAAATACAACCAACCATACCTTGATTTTTAAAATTGGTTGTAGTTGCTTTAGGTAAATCTATATCAAAGCCCGTTGAACTCACTACCGGTTCTATATTCCGTAAAACTTGTGTAGTTAAACCTAATGGAAAATTATCAATTAAAACTATAAATTGAGTGTTTAAAGGTATTGAAGTATTCCATTGACTTAAACTATTTAAAAAACTTTCTCTAAAACTTACTAAAGGAGCCCCGGGTAAATTTGTACCAAATAATGATAAACCTGGTTGTGCTAAAGTTCCTCCTATTAATTTGTTTACAGGGTTACTGACCCCCCTTATAACATTATTAATTGAATTTAAAATTTTAGTAGGCATTTAAATATATTTATACAAAAAAAAGCTCTCCAATGGAGAGCTTAAAGTAGATTATATGTATATATTATTAGGCTGTTTGTCTAAAATAATGATATGTAATAGAAACATCAAAATCTTGAATAGTACCTTCAGCTGTTACATCATAATTTAATTGACCTATACTTTTTATTGCAACACCTACAAGTTGAAATTGCGATACTCTATCTAATTCTTTATCTAATAAGGCTAAATCAATTACACTATCTGCAGTAGGCATAAAATAGTTACCAGTACTATCAGCATCATCAAATGTATCATTTAACACTTGTAAGAATCTATTTCTTAGATCATAACTTTCATCACATCTAAAGGTAATAGTATAATTATCACTACCAGTATATTTAGCTACTCCGGGTACATTAAAGTCTAAACCCATATATGGTACGGTTTGAGATGTAATAGATTTACCAGGAAGATCTGCTGTTTTTGCATAAATTAAATCATCTTCATCGAAATCAATTTCAGTACCATTACCGAAATTAATATTTAAAACTCTAAATAAATTGTTTCTAGCAAAGTCTTTTGATTGAGCTTGAGTATAGAAATTTTGAATTGTTTGTCTAGTCTGTGCCATGGTTATTAATATTTATTCATTTATACCTAATTTATTAAGTAGCTAATAACATTTTATATGTTACACCATTAAAATTAATATTGAAAAAGTGAGTTGCTGATAAATCACCCGTAGAAGTAGCAGCTGTATTAGAATTTAATCCTAGACCAGAAAGTAGTCCTACTTGCGTATTAATTTTATCTAAATTAGTAGCTGAAACTTGAGTGGTATAAGTATATGCAGTACGAGCATACCCAGTAGTTATATATAAATCATCAGTTTCAGCAGTTAAAGCTTTAATTTGACCTAAATTAAATGCAATATCAATTGTTTGTTGTGTAGGATCTAAAGTATCGACATCAGCACTTAGGGTTTGTAATATTCCAAAATTTACATCAATTACGTCTGATAGTGCATCAATTCTAGTCGATGCTTCAGTAGAACCCCCATCAAGTAAAGTTATAGCTGAACTATTACTATTTACCACTCCAGATAAAAAGTTAAAATCAGTTGTAGTAGTATCTATAAATTCTGCGCTAAAACTATCAATTGTAGTTTTAGTTTCTGCAGATAATGAATTAAGTGTACTACCAACTAGTGAATTAAAAGTAATTTTTTTAGATCTATCAGTACTAACATCTACGATATATAATAGGTCTGTACTGCTATTATTAATAGGTTCTATAGTAGGTAAATCTGATAATTTTCTATTAGGCATTTTATGTTACTGACATTAGTACTCCGTTTGTAAAGTTTAAAGTTGTGCTACCTATTGTAACTGCTTGAGTTAATCCTGCAGAAATTGTGGTTACGTGGGTATATGCTCTTGTAGCATAATTTCTAATTATATATAAATCGTCTGTTTCAGTTTGAAGTGTTGTTACATTTGAACTTAAAGTTTTAATATTAGTACTGGTATTTGTAACGTCTAAATTTTCATAAAAAGCAGATAATGCAGCTACTCTAAAAGTATAATCACTTACATCATTTGTTAACGTAGCAATTGTACCGTTTACATTACTAAACAAATTACTATAAGTTATTTTTTTAGATACACCTGCATCAACAATGTACAATACATCACTATTAGCTGGTGTAGTTAACGCGTCTAAATTTGATACTTTAGTATCTGCCATGTAATTATTTAATTAAATGACTTTGTTATTAAACCAATTCGTTGAAATCTGTACCTGTCTTTGTTGCGTAGAAATTAACTAATATAAATTCTGCTGCTCTGGTAGGCTTTAAATAAATATCGACTCTTAATTCATTAGCATCAATAATATCTGGGGTATTATTTCTTTCATCACAAATAATTAGATAATCAAATAATCCTTCAGTATTCTTAACATTTTCAAAAATAGGTGTTAATGTATTAACTACTCTTGTCCTTGTTAATAAAGTATTAGGTTCAAATATAAAGTTTCTAACTGTATTTTTAGTAGCTTTTTCAAGATATAAGAATAAACGTCTTACGTTAATTCTATCAAAAGCACTTGGTAATTTTTGTAAAGTCTTTTGACCAAATACTACAGGACCTTCAACTGGGAATGATGGAATAGGATTAACAGCTATCTTATATAATTGATCTCTTTGTTTTTGTGTTGGAAATAATGCTAATCCAGCAGCTCCGGTTAATCTACCTCTACTAAATCCTGCAGGTGCAAACCAAGGATCAAAATTAGCATCTGAATTAGCCATTATTGCTGCTAAATAACCAGATGATGGGCAATATGATAAACCACCATATACTGAATCTGAACTTTGTACCCACTGACCATAAGTAGCTGCATAACTTGAATTCACTAAACTTGAGAAAGATTTAATTGGGTTAAATACATCTTTAGAGAAATTTTTCGAATTATCTTGTAAAGTTAAGAAATCTTCACCGCCTACAAATATAGATCTAGGTAAATCAACAATATGTAAATGATCCTTTCTTCTAAATTCAGCAAATGTAACAAATCTAGTTACAACATCATTCCACAATCCTCTGTAGTTAATATGATCTGAATTAAGAATACTATCAACTTTAGATGTTCTGAAACCTGAAATAGCAGGCACTGCTGCTGTATCATCATAAGATTCAGTTGATAATATTTGCGTAGTAGAATATATTGTTGATAAACCACCGTCAACGGTAATATCAATATCAAATCTTTCAGTATTTTCTACTGTATCTAACAAACGATCTAATTTCTTAGGTACATCTCCAATAACTTTAGTACTTAAATTTGATGTTGCATGTGAACCTAAAGCAAATAAGCTTTCTGTATCTCCTAAAGTAGTTAAATCTATTCCTGCTAATTTATCAGCAGTGGCATCATTAGTTGCTCCAAATTCTGCTGATAATGATTTAATAGTAGAACTTGTAATTTTAGAAGTTTTAAATCTAATTTTTGTAGTAGGTATACCTTCATC